GGTACATGGTGTTCTCGGGTTTGTAGATGATCCAACTGCATATGTTGCCCGTAACTTTGACGTAATGCAGCGTGGAATGGAAAAGGGTGCGATTATGCGTCCGACCGAATTTCTCTTTGCTGAACGTGGGCTTGCGAGTGTGCCACCGCGAATTCCTCTTATTGGTCCTGCCCTTAAGGGATTTAACCGTGCATTTGAGTGGTTTATTGTCGTAGCACAAACAGAACTATTTAAGGCTGCGGAATCACAGTTGCTAAAAAAGGGTATTAAAGGAAAAACCCTGGAAGAAGAACTTGTAAGTGTTGGAACGGCTATTCGTAAGGGAGTAGGTGGAGAGTCCCCAGCAATTCTTGGATTACGCCAAAATCAGGTTACGATTGAAAGACTGGCTTTTTTTGCCAGCCGTTTACTTCGTGCAAATGCAGGACTTATTGCTCAGGCGACACTTACTCCGGGTGCTGGTGGAAGAGAAGCGCGTCGAATACTTGGTTCGGTTATAGCAGGTGGTACGGCTCTTACTATTGGTATTAACCTGGCAAGTACCGGTCGATTTCCGAATTTTACGGATACTGATGCTTCAGACTGGGGCAAGTTCCGTGTTGGAAAAAGGCTGTATAGTGCCTTTGGTCCATATCATCCTTATTTTCGTACTATTGCCAGATCAAGTAACAGGGCAGCCCGTGGCAATATTACCGGTGCTCTGAGAGAAATAGGTCGGTTCTTTCGCTCAAAAGCGAGTATACCTGTTCGGGCACTTGAAACATCTGCGGAGATGTATACCAGAGGATATTCGACAACCTTTGAGGGTGAAATTATCGAGCCGTCATTACTTGGTGCAGCAAGACTGGCTAGTGAACATCTGCCAATTGCACCTGTTGAAGCTGCAAAAGGTATCGCAGAAGGTGAGCCATCAGCACTTACAGAATTTGTTGGACTGCAAGGCCAGCCAGAAAGTCGTACTCTATTCCTTCAGAGAAAAGCCCGGGAGATTACTAATACGGATAGAAAGCTGGAGGATCTTTTGTATCCTGAGTTTATAACCGTAGTTCAATCACTTACTGCTGAAGAGACGGCAGCACTAGCTGAACTTGATAGACTCGCGGCAAATCGTGGAAATCGCTATGCCGAAAATCGTATTGCCCAGAGTAATCTTGATGGCATTGGTGGAATTGATCGAGATACCGAAACGGCAGTAGCGGGCCGTCTAACTCGTGAGACTGATCTTCTATTAGACCTGTTTGGAAGAGGGCAGGAGTCAGGTAGGTGGCGATTCAAAAACGGTAAGGAGCAAACCGTTAAGAGTCAGTTCTGGGCATGGTATAACGCCTATCGAATAATGACTAACGATATTTATAGTCGCAAGGATCAGGACAGACGCAGGATTCTTGGCGAAGATGCTATTACTGAAGAAGAGCGACCTGAGAATGATCAGCCAAATGCACAGGCGTTATACGATTTGTGGAATATCAATGATCAAATTACAACTGATACCGGCTTACGTCATAGCGAGAAATACTGGGCTCTTTATGAAAGTCTTCGCAATACCTGGACGCCTGAGCAAAAAGCATTTATTGATGAATATCGTGAGCTTAAAGAACATGCTCCTGGCGTAGAAGAGGTGCTTGATCTTACCCAGACTATAAATAAAATGAGTTCTGTTGGAGCTAAGAAGGCTCTGGACTCAATTTTCAGACAATATATATCCGACTGGCAAGATACCATAAAACAATTTGAGGTTGTCAAAATATCGGCTAGTGGAGAAAAACAGCAACAACAGATACCAGAACCTACTGTATCAATACCTGTTCCTACTCCAACAGAAACACCAACACCAGCGGAGAGAGGTCGAGAACTTGGAGAAAAGGTCAGAAGACGTAGAGAGGCTGGCTATCCTACGCCTACACCAATAAGTGTGCCTATGCAATATGGTATGCGTCCATGAAAGAACGTCGTTGCCCATTGCCCCATCCAAGTATCCACAGACAGCTTCGTGGGGAGCTCTGTAATAAGTTGCTTGCGCTATCTGACGGGGCGGTAACAGTTCGATGTACAAGACACAAGGTCATGGTTACCTTTGACGAGTTTGGTCAAGCCAAAGTAGAATCACCAGTTAGAGTGGTTCTAGAAACCCGTTAGCCCAAGAGGCCCATAGTGGCCCGTATCGTCATCCATAAGGGTGCCGAGCGGGCATTTTTGTTTCGGTGAGGTAGCAAATGGTTCAACAGACAGAGTCTTCGACGATTACAGAACAGACAGATCAGCCTTCTTTACCTGATGCTGATGATGCTCCTTTGATTCCGCGGGATTTTCCTGCAAACGGAGTGGCGTCGGAAGATCAACCAATAGGAACGCCAGAAACTGCTTCTGCGGTTGTTACGAAAACTCCGACTACTGAAACAGAGGCCACGCCAGAAACACCGACCGAAGCACCATCACAAGAAGCTGGTTCCCAGGATCAGCCGGGACTTTCCGATCGACCGCAAGACACGCCTGAGTTTCGGGCAATGCAGTCTGCAAAGGACCGGGAAAACGCAGCCCTTGCAACAGAACTTCAAAAATATCAATCAAACGAGTTTGGTAGACAGGTTGAGGAACGTGTTGAGGGCTTCAAGCGAGCCTGGAGGGAAACTATCGAGGAGCAGGGTGGAGATCCTACTCAGGCTACATCTCAGATAGAACAGGTTTCTCAACAAATTCGTGACGGTATTGGTGCTACCAGCCGTGTACAACAACTCGAATCCCAGTTAAACCAGATGGGTCAGGCCGTTCGTGGAGTCTATATGAATGCCTGGATTCAGAACCTTGCAGAACAGCATGGACTGGATGAGGCAGGAACACAGGTTCTTACAAACTATATTGACCCAAGCCGCATTAAGATAGATCCTCAAACTGGTCAGTTAGATCAGGGTGTGATGGAGATGGGCGGCGCATTATGGACACTGGCAGAGAGCCTTGGACAGACAGGCAAAGCTAAGACTGAAGTACAACAGGCACGACAAGAACGTGTTCCTGCACAGAGATTTGAGTCTGGCGAAGGGTCGGGTGGAATGAGCGATAATCAAATTGTCGAGGCATTTGCAGATCCAGATAATGCTTTCGATGACTGGACGACTGCCGAAGCGGCTATGCGCCGATTAGGACAGCATCCATTTTCATAATGAAACGCGAGGTTAATAAATGGCCACTGGCACAACTATCACAGATTCTTTAGCTGATTCACTTCCGAGTGTTGTAGCAGCTGCAAGAATTGTTCGTGAATACAAAGGGGTAATGACCCAGCTTGCCGATCGAGTTACTCTTGGTCGCGGTGTGGGCAATACCTGGAATGAAATTTCTCTAGCGCAACTAACAGCGCAAGCAATTACAGAGACTACCGAGGAAGACAACCCTCAGCAGCTCTCTGACACTCTGTTCTCGGTTACTCCGAGCGTGATCTCGGTCCACACCGTTATTACTGACAGGGTTGCAAGAAACATCAGCCGAAATGTCTTTGCCCGTACAGGATCGCTGGGACAGAATGCGATTGAGCGGAAGAAAGACCTGGACGGCATTACGTTACTTGATGGAGCCAGCACGTCTCTGGGTGCTACGGGTTCAGCCCTGACAAGCGGTCATGTTGCCGCTGCTGCTTACCGTATACGCAGTAACACGACTGAGCCGTGGGATGGTCCTGTATCATTCGTTTTGCACGGCTTCCAGATGAAAGACCTGTATGATGAGCTGAAGGGTGGCCTCGGGACATACCCGGTTCCCGCAGGTGTGACGGCAGAGGTCTTTAAGAGAGGGTTTAATCTGCCAATAGCCAATGCTAATGGCTTCACGGACGACAATATCCCGATCATCACTGGTGATGACGCCAAGGGTGGTGCCTTTGCCAGCGGTCGTGGCGGTGCAGTCGTTCTTGTCCAGGCAAGGCAACCGTGGGTAAAATTAGTTCGTAATGAGAAGCTCGGCGGCGGTGCAAGTGAACAACTTCACCGTGATGAGTTCGCGTATGGTGAGCGGAGTTCAGGTAACTGGCTCTACGAACTTGTCTCGGACGCAACAGTCCCGACTTCCTAATAATATTTCCCCAGACCCGCCTTATCGGTTAGGGGGAGAGGAGAGATGAGAGAATGGCACAAGGTGAACCAGGTCGGATACGACTGTTTTATGACTTCTATGGCGAGGACTCTATTGCCAATACCGCAGAGCTGAGGCAACTTGGCCCGTTTTCTGTTGGTGGACAGGGCAATGCAGAGACAGATGCTGGTGTTCCAACTATCGCTGGCGTTCTGAGTGGAGCCGGTAGGCTTACCACGACCAATGAGGCTAACCACACCACAATGGTTGGTACCCAGGCTGGCTTTGATGTTGCGTTAATGGCACCAATTACTCTTGAGGCTCGTGTTCAAATGGAAAACCTCGATACTAAAGAGGTATTCATTGGCTTTTCAGACATTGCGCCTGAAACGCTTTCAATCGAAACTGACATCCTCACGG